GCGTCAGGTGCCCGCCTTCCTTGAGGACGCGCCACCATTCCTTGAGGACGGCGGACACGCGCTCGGGCTCGATGTGCTCGAGCAGGTGAGAGGAGAACACGTTGTCCATGGACCGGGCTTGGAAGACCGAAAGGTCCCCGGCGTCCTCGATCCGGATGTCCGGGTTGCACTTCATCCCGAACAGCGTCTCGTCGGCGCAGTTGTCGACGCCGACCCAGTGCGGGTAGGTCTTGCCGGGACCGCAGCCGATGTCGAGACAGCGACCGCGCGTGTACTGCACGATCTCCCAGCGGATCTTGAAGGCCTCGTTGCCCTGCTTGCCCTTGATGTCCCAAGTCATGCGGCCACCGAAAAAAACAGACCGCCATGAGGCGGTCTGAAGCCGTTGGCGTAACGGCGGGGGGTCGTCGAAAGCATGTGCGTCCTTTAGCGGGAGTGCCGCCGTAGGCTATTCGCGATCCAGCATGTTGTTGCGCTCCACGAAGCCGCCCACGTCGTCGTAGAAGGCGTCGTTGTGCTCGCGCGTGTACATGTCGTCGGTCGGCTTCATCTGCAGGGGCACGAAGCCCTTGCGGAAGTCGCCACCCGCCGGGTTGTCGGTCACGTCGTCCGTCCCGCCCACGATGGTCCGCATCCGGCGGATGTCCGAGACCTCGGCATCCGTGATGTCAGACCCCGGCGGCAGGGAGTTGTAGAAGACGGCGTTGTCCATCGGCTTGGACGACCAGTCGCCGCCCGGCCGGCCTTCCCGGCCAGGCAGCCCCTTCTTGACGCGCGCGGACCGGTCGGAGACCCATTCGTTCCCGTTATCGTCCTTCGTCGGACCGTAACGGACCTGGAACTTCTCCTGCATGATCCCGGACATGGCTTACCAGCCGTCGCCCGGGTAGCTCATGCCGCCGCTGTAGGTCTTCACCTCCATCTTGCGGATGTCCGCCACCTCCTGGTCGGTGATGTCGGAACCCGGCGGGAGGGAGTTGAAGAACACGTCGGAGCCGAACGGCGTCCCCTTCTTGACGAGGTAGCCGTTGTCCTTGATGCCGGAGCGGTCCAGCACCTCGCCACCCGAGGGCGGCAGGACGTTGATGTCGGCGAGGACATCCCCACCGACCTCGTGGCGCTTCTTCGAGCGGGCGTTGGCCGACTTGATGATGTCGCGCTTGTCCGGAGCCTCGCCGCCGTAGGTCGGCGTGACGTGCGTCATCGAGTTTTCCTGGTTCGACTCGAAGTCCGAGTTGCTTGCCCTCTTCATGGGATCTCCTTAAGCCGTGACGTTGGCGAGCGGCAGGACGCCGAACTCGACCGAGAAGCCGACCGTGTCCGTCGCATCGGTGCCCTTCGCGACGTACCACAGGTCGCCCTGCGTGACCGTCGGGTAGGAACCGACCGTCAGCGTCCTCGAGGTCGCCGCCGAGGTGCTGACCGCCGACGCCGTGTTCAGCACGCCGTTCGCGGTGTAGCCACCCGAGCCGAGCGCACCGGTGAACGTGTAGGTCGCCGTGACGGTATTGACCGCCGTGGTGCCGTTGTTCGTGATGCGGTACAGCAGCAGTGGCACGTCCGAGGACGTGGCAGAGGCCGCGTACAGGGTCGTGGTGATCGACTTGATGACGAGGTCGGTGAACGCGACGTACTTCTGCGAGGCCGTGCTAGCGCCCGTGATGGCCGCGCCCGTGGTCGCGAGTACCTGCTGGCTGAACACCGCGGTGTATGCCGGGTGGTCGTAGCCCATGCTCTTCGTTGCCATGATCTTGACTCCTTATGCGCGGACCTCTCCCGCATTGTTCGGGTTAAGGCCGGCGGGAGAAGGTCCGCCGGCCACCCTGAGAGCCAGGATCAGCTCGTCGCGTCCCACTTGAGGATGCGGCAGTTTCCGGCCAGCGTGTGCACGATGCCGAAGCCGCCGAGGTAGTACCACGCGATACCCTTCGACCGGCCGTAGTCGGTCGGGATCTTGCCTCGCATCTCCTCGGGCACGGCGATGGCCTCCGCGACCGTGTCGTTGCCGAAGAAGAAGATCCAGTCCGACTTGCCGTTCGCCCAGGCGGTGCCGGCGACGCCGTCGGTCGAGACGCCCTTGACGATGTTGGTCTGCTCGATGTACCGCACGTTCTCGTAGCGGCCGATCTCACCGTTCATGATGAGGTTGAAGCCGGTGTCCGAGTACTGGTGGATGGTCTCGAGGTTCGTCTTGAAGGTGCGCAGCGTCGTCGGCCAAGCGATCGCGTAGTAGTCGTCCGCGATGTAGGCCGGGATGTTGCGCTCCTTCATGTAGTCCACGATGGCCTTGGCGTGGCCGAAGTTGTACGCCGCCGAGTTGGTGCCCGAGGCCGTACCGTTCGTGGTGAAGCCGACCACGGGCCCGGAGGTGGCCGTGTCGGTGGACGAGGCGCGCAGCAGGCACTGGTTGAACTGGGTCCAGGCGAGGCGGTCGAACGCCTTCACCGCGTCGTTCTTCAGCGCCTTCTTGATGATGTCCTCCACCGGGAACTTCGACAGGTTGTCGAGCTTGCCGGAGTAGGGGACCGAGTTGCCGGCCTCGGTGATGGTCAGGGTGCCCTGCGTGATCGTGATGTTCGTCTCGGGCATGGTGTTCGTTTCGGTGAGCACCGCGCCCGCCGTCGCGACATCCGAGACCACGTCCCAGGTGAACGTGTCGCCCTTCTTCTTTCCCTGCTGGGAAATGTCGTGAACGTCGGCGAACTGACGGAACTTCACGAGAGGCTGCACTGCCATTCGCAGTACGTTGGAGAGCTGTCGGCTGTAGAGGTAGCCGCCGAGGCTCGAAACTGCCCAGACCTGACCGGCCATTGTGGTAACTCCTAGTGTGCGATGGGTCTACCCTGTCCCCGGGATTTCGCCATCTCGGCGATCGTCTTCTCGGTGGACTCCTCGCCTTCGTCGTCGCCCATCGGCGCCTGCCTTCCTGCGGCAGAGGGGACCGGGGCTACGGAGGCTTTGCGGGCGGCCTTGTCTGTCTTCGGCGAGGCGAACTTCTGGACCACCGAGAGGGCTTCTTTCCTCACCGCCTCGCCCACGCGCTTCAGGCGCTGGTCGTAGGGTAGGGAGGGTTCCCGCTCTGCGAGCTGTGCGTCGATCTCCTGGGCTCGCTTGTTCAGCGAGGGGATCTCGAGGTAGTCCTTGTACTCGGCCTGGAAAGACTCGACCGCTTTGAGGAACTTGAGGCGCTCGTCAACCAGTCTCGGCAAAACGTCCGGAGTTACCTCGGATGGCTTCGCCCTGAGCCTGCGGATCGCCTTCGCTGCGTCCTCTTCACTGCCCATTTGTAGCGCGCGGGCCAACGCGAGGTCGTCTTCCTCGACCTTTTCCGGCTCGTCCTCTTTCGGGGGTGAAGCCAGCTTGCCTGCGTTTCTAACACTTTCGGATGCCAACTGCAAATACTGGTCGGCCGACTCGACTTTCTGCGCCCTTTCCAGGATTTCGTCCCACGTTAGCTCCATTTCGCGGCCGTTCACCTTGATCTTGTGCTTCGCGGGTTCAGCTTTCGCGGCCTCCACTCTCTCGGTCGGCTCCTCCTCACCGGGCTCCGTGGCACCTTCGTCCTCCTCCTGCGCCGGCCGGGGCATCACGGACACGCCGTCCGTATCCTGCAGGTCCGAGCCCCGCAGGTTGTCCAGGTTGTCGGCAATCTCGTTGCGCCGGGCCAACATGCTGTCATTCTCGGTCGCCACGACGTCCGAGCCGCTGACGCCGGGGGACCGGGTCGGCTCGAGGTTGAGGGGCTCGGGCGTGTGCTGTTCGGCGGGCTTCTGGACCTTGGCGCCCTTCACGTAGATGTTCATGTCGCTTCCTCTTGCAGTTGTTCAAGTGCTGCGTGCCCGGAGGCGATCGCATCCCCCAGCCACCCCTGTATGCTTTCCGCGATCTCGATCTCGTTCTGCAGTTGCTGGATACGTCTCCGGCGCCACGGGCTCACCCGCTTGAGCTGCTCCATCGCCAGCATCTCCTTGCGCTTGGCGCACTGCAGCAAGTAGTCGCCGATGTCGCTCTTCAGGAAGTCCTCGACCTGACGGCCGAAGACCGCCCAGCCGACCTTCGGGTCGTCCGGATCAAGCCTCATCGCCTTCCTCCCATGTCATGAGGAACAGCAGCGCCTCCATGGCCTCGCTCTCCTCCTGCATCTGGCGGCGCTTGCGCAGTTGCTGCTGGTGCTCCTCGAGCAGTCGCTCGCGCAGGAGCGCCCTGTCAGACCGCGCGAGAGCCTCCATGCGGCTCTGGCTGAGTTCCAGCCGTCTGGCCTCCAGCTTCGCGCGCTTGGCGGGCTTGGCGGCCTCTGCACGGGCCAGCAGCGAGTCGATGGACAGCAGGAGTTCCCGCGCCTCCGCCTCCGCCTGCACCCGCTCGGTCCGGGCCTCGATGACCTCGGCCTCGACGGCCTTGATCTCGCGCTCGGCCGCCTGCCGGGCGAGTTCCTGTCGGCGCCGCTTGATCTCGAGGATCGTCCGCGTCTTGCGACGGTTCGACTCCTCGATGTCGTCATCCAGCCCACCGCTGCCGCCGGGGAGGCCATAACCCCCGCCCGACGGCGTCTGGACCTGCTGGTACGCAGGCTGGAACGGCCCGACTTGGAACCCGCCGATCACTTCTTTGTCAGCGTGAAGATCAGGTCACGGTAGGAGTTGATGTACCGCGACATGGCGAACATCTTCGTCTCCTGGTTCCGGACCTCCAGCCACGCCTCCCACGAGCCGCCCACCACGAAGTCGAAGTCGCAGGTGAGCGGGGCATGGGGGGCATTCACGTCCCGCCACGCCTTGTTGAGGTAGTACGCCGCCCACTCGGACATGGGCGGCCACTGGTGCGTCGGGTCGCCATACGCGCAGGCGTTCGACCAGTGCGGCGTGATGATCCGCGCCGTACCGCCCTTCCGGAGCACCCGGCCGAGTTCGTTCCAGAAGTGGATGCGCTCGGCGTTGGTCAGGTGCTCCACGAAGTGCGAGCTGTGCACCTCGTCCACGGAGCCGTCAGTCCACGGCCACGGCTCGCGCAGGTCGAGGACGGTGTCTACGCCCTCAAAGGCACGACTGTCGACCCCGAGGAAACCCGGCTGCTTGTTCTTCCCGCATCCCAGGTCGAGCTTTGTGACAACCACTGCGGGTGCTTGAGACTCCACGCCACTACCCGCTCCAGACTCTGCTCGAACGACACTTTCGGCTGCCATCCCAGTTCCCTCATTTTGGTTCCGTCAAGCGCGTACCGCAGGTCGTGCCCGGGACGCGAGCTGTGGAAGTCCACCATCTCGTAATAGAGCTTCCTGCCGACCGCCTCGGCGATGAGCTGCGCGAGGCGCAGGTTGTCGCACTCCACCTCACCGACGATGTTGTACTTGTCGCCGGTCTTGCCTGCGGCGAGCAGGTGTACCAGCGCATCGGCGACGTTGCGGGCGTGGATGTAAAAACGACTGCCTGCTCGGGTACGGGTAGCGTCTGCATGTACCGTGACCGTGATTCCATC